CTGAGCGCCTGATGAAGAGCACGCTGCGTACGGCCACGGCTGACAACGACGTCAACGCGATCAAGTCCATGGGCCTGATCCCGGAAGGTTACGCTGTCAACCACTACCTGACCGACGTCAACGCTTGGTTCCTCATCACTGATGCCCCCAACGGCCTCAAGATGTTCGAGCGTTCACCGATCAAGACCGCCTTTGAAGGCGACTTTGACACCGGTAACGTCCGTTACAAGGCTCGCGAGCGTTACAGCTTCGGCTGGTCTGACCCCCGCGGCGCCTACGGCTCTCCTGGCGCCTAATCAGCGTCGGAAACCGGGAAAAGGGGCCTTGTGCCCCTTTTCTTTTTGGCCTATATTCAAACCATTCCGGGGTCATCCCGTACGCCTGACAGTCCCGGCTGACGACATGCAGACAGGCGTACCCAATTCAACTCGCATGTGAGGATTTCATGGCGAATACCACCTTCACTGGACCGGTTCGTTCCAAGAACGGTTTCCAGTCAGTCACCGTCAGCTCCACCACGGGCGCCGTCACCGTAGACGCCAGCTTTGGTGCTACTACCAGTGTGACAGATTTGACTACTACAAATCTGGTTTTCACCGATCAGAATCACCCAACGACTGCTGCGATCAATGCCACGGCCACGGCCACTGCGGCACAGGTTGCTACCGGCTACATCACCTCGACCTCGGCATCGCCCACCACCATCACTTTGCCCACTGGCACTTTGCTGGGTGCAGCCCTAAGCGCCACTCGTGGCACCGTGATGGACCTGTATGTGGACAACACTGCTGGCGCAAGCACCGTGACGATTGCCGTTGCCACCAATGGCATTCTGTCCTCCGCTGCCGCTGATACCCCGGGCAGCTTTGGCGACTTGACTATTGCTGCTGGTGCAACCGGCCTTGCCCGTTTCACCATCATGTTCTCCAGCGCCACCGCATACGTGTTCACGCGCACTGCCTAATTGATCCCCGGGGCTTTTAGCCCCGGCCAAAAGGAGCATCAAATGGGCTTTCAATATGACGTAAAAGCAAAAAACATGGTGGCTACCGGTGCATCTGGCATTGGTACCCCACGTGCCCGCGTCAAAGGGATCTACGCTGTCCTCAGCGCCTCAGCTGGATCCCTGTCTTTCAAGGACGGAGGCGCAGGTGGTACAGAGCTGATCAAGCTCGACACTCCGGCCAACACCACGGGCAGCGGTTATCTCTACATCATCGTGCCCAACGATGGTGTTAGATTTGAAGCGGACCCGTATGTGACCCTCACCAACGTCACCTCGGTGACGTTCTTCTACGGCTAAGGAGCCCAGCATGGGACGCGCAGCAAAAATGGCGATTGACCAGTACCAGGGCGAAGTGCAGTCTGGTGCTCAGAAACAGGACATGAGCAAGGGTGGGCCGAAGCAGACGCCTCGCAAGGATTACCAGAAGCCCAGTGCTTCAGTGGCTCCTCGCGGCGTGGGCGAGGCCCGTAACAAGCAGTGCAAGATGTACTGACCCATGGCCAAGACACCTGCTTGGCAGCGCAAGGAGGGCAAGAGCGCCAGTGGCGGCTTGAACGCCAAAGGGCGCGCCTCCTACAACCGCGCCAATCCTGGCAAACCGGGGCTGAAGGCTCCGCAGCCGGAGGGTGGGCCACGGAAAAAGTCCTTCTGCGCCAGGATGTCCGGGATGAAGGCCAAGCTGACTAGCGAAAAGACGGCAAACGATCCCGATAGTCGTATCAACAAAAGTCTTCGGAAATGGAAGTGCTGATATGGAACATCGTGCTGTCGTTTGCGTCCGCGGCAGCACTGCTTTGGGTCAAGTCGATGCACGACGAGCTCAAGCGCGTTTCTATTTTGTTGAGCAAAACTCGGGAAGAGAACGCGGAAAAATTTGTGACTCGGTCAGACGTCCACAGTGACATCAACCGGGTGCTTGTTCGACTGGACCGGCTTGACGAAAAGTTGGACGCCTTTATAAAGGAGCAGCGCAGTGCCCTCGGCTAAGAAACCCGCGAAAGTGGAAAAGGTCATGCATGAGTTCAAGACCGGGGCATTGAAGTCCTCGTCTGGCCAGAAAGTGACCAATCGCAAACAAGCAGTGGCCATCGCCTTGAGCGAGGCCGGTATGTCCAAACCAGCCAAGAAAGGCGGCAAGAAATGATGAACGGCAACTACAAGAAGGGCGGTCTGGCCAAGCGTGGTCAGGGCATCGCCGTCAAAGGCTTCAAGGACGGCGGCATGGCCATGAAGGGCGTGCCCAAGGGCGGCAAGATCGCTGCTTCTGGTCCCGACATGGCTGGCCCACAGGGAAAGACCATGAGCGAGCCGGTCAAGAAGGCTTCTACCGGTGACGTGGTGCAAGTCCGCGGCGTGGGCGCTGCCCGTGCTCGCAAAGCAACCATCTACTAAGCAGTTATGGCTACATCGGGCACGGCGAGCTTCAATCTGGAGTTCGACGACATCATCACCGAAGCGTACGAACGCTGCGGCTATGAGAACCGGGACGGTTACGACATGAAGACCGCCCTGCGCTCGATCAACCTCATGTTTGCGGAGTGGGCCAACCGCGGGCTAAACCTTTGGACCATTGAGCAGCGCCAGATTTCTTTGGTGGTTGGCCAGTACGAGTACACGCTGCCGGACGACACGGTGGACGCTTTGTCCGCGGTCATCCGTACGAATGCCGGTACCTCGAACCAGCAGGACATCACCATCGACCGGATTGGTTACGCGGAGTACATCCACGTACCCAACAAAAACACGCAGTCGCGGCCGGCGCAGTACTTTGTACAGCGCACGGTTCCGGCCAAGCTGTTTTTGTACCCGGCGCCTGATGCAACCACGACGTATGCCTTCCGGTACTACGCTATTCGTCGCATTCAGGACACAGGGGCGTACACCAACACGGCCGACATCTCGTTCCGGTTCTTGCCGTGTCTGATCGCGGGCCTTGCCTACTATCTGGCCATCAAAAAGGCCCCGGATCGCATCCAGATCCTCAAGTCGTTCTACGAGGAAGAGTTTTTTCGGGCTGCTTCCGAGGACCGTGAGCGGTCCAGCTACTTCGCCGTTCCGACCTACACGACAAGGTAAGCATGGGCGCGGGCTACGCATCAGGCAAGTTCGCGATTGCGCTGTGCGACCAGTGTGGCCAGCGGTTCAAGCTCAACTCGCTGATCAAGGATTGGAAGGGCTTTAAAGTCTGCGACGAGTGCTATGAGCCCAAGCACCCGCAGTTGGAGCCCAAGCGCACGATTACCGAGCCCCAGGCCTTGTATCAGCCCCGTCCTGAAGCGACAATGGGCGTGACGGTGTTCGTGGGGTTCACCGTAGACACTTCGTTTGCCAGTGTTGGCATGATGCCAATGCCGTATGCCAAGCCCTTGTGGGCAGATGCGATCCTTGGATCGGTTCAGACGAGCATCACATGAACTACGCTCAACTCACTGCGGCGATCATTGCTTACACCGAAAACCAGGACGCCTCGTTCGCGGCGGAGGTGCCTGTCTTTATCCGCCAAGCTGAGCAGCGTATCTACAACACCGTTCAGCTTGCGAATTTGCGGAAGAACGTTACGGGCAACTTGACAGCTAACAACAAGTACCTGCAGTGCCCTAGCGACTTTTTGTCAACCTACTCTTTAGCGGTAGTTGATGGGACGGGTGCTTATACGTACTTGCAAAACAAGGACGTGAATTTTATTCGGCAGGTCTATCCAACCCCTACGTACACGGCGCTGCCTAAGTACTACGCCATTTTTGGCCCCAGGTCTGACAATGAGGATGAGCTGACCTTTATTGTGGGCCCGACCCCTGATGCGGCCTACACGGTTGAGCTTCACTATTACTACTACCCTGAGTCAATTACGGTGGCAGCTAATGGCCAGACTTGGCTGGGCGACAATTTTGATTCGGCGTTGCTGTACGGGTCGCTCATCGAGGCTTACACCTACATGAAGGGCGAAGCCGACATGATGGCCTTGTATAACCAAAAGTATTTGGAAGCTGTGGCGCTTCTGAAGAACTTGGGCGATGCCAAGCAGCGCGGGGATGCCTACCGCGATGGCCAAGTCAAGCTAAAGGTGCAGTGACATGATTACTGCGGGCTTGACCAACAGTTTCAAGGAACAGCTTTTGCTGGGCCAGCATGACCTTGAGACAGACATCCTCAAGATGGCACTGTACACGTCCTCTGCCGTGTTGGGCCCTGCTATCACGGTCTATACCTCGGCGGGGGAAGTGTCGAGCGCGGGATACACCGCCGGGGGCGAAATTCTGGTGAACGTAACAGTCAACCTGAGCAATGGGGTGGCATATGCTTCGTTTGACAACCCGACCTGGATAGCTACCACCTTTGCGCCCCGCGGTGCCCTGATCTACAACGCCTCCAAGTCGAACAAGTCGATTGGGGTTTTGAATTTCGGTATTGACCAGACCACATTGAGTCAAAGTTTCCAGGTCCAACTTGGGCCTAACACCCCCGACAGTGCGTTAATTCGCATCATCTAAGGAGCATCAAATGAGCATCGAAAAGGCCAAGGCCACTGACATCGTTGGCGGTGGGCTGATTGCCAACACCGGATCGTCTGATGGCGCGAAGGCAACGGGCAAGTACACCGTTGAGTGTTTTGATAAGGACGGCAACCTCAAGTGGGTTGCTGAGACTCCCAACCTTGTGGTCAACGTCGGTCTTCAATACATGGCCGGTTCTGCCCTGACCTCGACTACTCAGATCACCACTTGGTATCTGGGTCTGTACGGCGCTGCCGCTTCCAACAGCCCTGCCGCCGGAGACACCATGTCTTCGCACGGCGGTTGGACGGAAGTGACGGCTTACAGTGAAGCCAATCGCCCGACCGCCACGCTTGCTGCTGCGACGAACGCCAATCCTTCTGTGGTGACCAACACCGCAAGCAAGGCCGTGTTCACCATCAACGGCACGACGACGGTGGGCGGTGCGTTCCTGACCTCCAACAACACCAAGGGTGGCACGACGGGCACGCTGTTCTCGGCTGCTGACTTCCAAGCCCCCGGTGATCGTTCGGTGGTTTCTGGCGATATTCTCAATGTCACCTACACCTTCAGCCTCTCGGCGTAAGGATGAGTTGTGCCAGAAGGCGGATGGGGTTCAGGCACCTGGGGTCAGGCCGGTTGGGGTGAATCGGTTTATGACCGCGATGTTGCTGAGACAGCGACAGGTGCGGACGCCGTTGATGCACTTGCATCGTTTAACCCAGTTGTTCTTGATGGGGCCGAAGGCACAGACCAAATATCGGCTACGCAAGCGCATGGCGCGTCGGTTTCTGAAACCGCATCTGGGGCAGATCAGGTTGATGTCGGTGCGGAATATGCCCGATCCATTGCGGAAACCGCTTCCGGCGCAGACAGCGTAGCGGCTCAGGCCGAGTACAACCGGGAGGTTTCAGAGACAGCCTCCGGTCTGGATCAGATTCTTGCGTTGTTTAACCCCAACGCAGATGTCAGCGAAACCGCATCCGGGGCAGATGAAACATCGACCGCATTTGCCTTCTACAGCGATGTGGCAGACACGGCGTCTGGTGCAGACAGCATCAGTGCAAGCCAGGAAATCCAAGGGGCAGTGGCCGAGACCGCTTCCGGCGCGGATCAGGTCAGTACAAACCACAACATCCAGGGCGCGGTCACTGAAACCGCGACGGGTGCAGACGCAGTTTCTGCCCAGGCGAAATTCTTTGCTTCTATTCAAGAACTCGCAACGGCCACGGATCAAACTTTGGGCCGCAAATACTGGGAAGTCATTGATGACACCCAGACCGCTAATTGGCAGAATATCACCAACGTACAGTCGTCTGGTTGGACGCCTGTAGACACCACACCGTAGGAGCATTAGATGCCCACCTCATACACCTCCCTTATCGGTCTGGCGCTCCCAGTCACGGGCGAACTGTCCGGCACCTGGGGTGACACGGTCAATGACTACATCACCCAGTATGTAGACTCGGCTGTTGCCGGAACCCAGACCATCAGCGGTTCTCAGACGGCAGTAACGCTGACTGTTACCAACGGCACGTCACTGTCCCAAGCGGGGTCAGGCGCAACAGGCTCCGCCCAGTACGCGGTGATCAACTGCACAGGCAACCCGGCAAGTCTGCTGACGATTACGGCTCCTGCGTCGAGCCGTCAGTATCTGATCATCAACGCCACGTCCACCTCTCAGAGCGTCAAGATTGTGGGTGCAGGCCCGACGACGGGCGTGACCTTGGTGACTGGCGAGAGCGCCATCGTTGCCTGGAACGGCAGCGACTATGTAAAGGTTGCGTCGAGTGTGGCTGACGGCGTAACAACTTTTAGCGCAGGCACCACAGGGTTTACGCCTTCATCGGCTACGTCAGGGGCAGTCACCCTGGCGGGAACGCTTGCTGTTGCAAATGGGGGTACCGGAACGTCTACGGCGTTCACCGCTGGCTCGGTGGTGTTTGCCGGTGCCTCTGGGGTTTATTCGCAAAACAACTCCAACTTCTTCTGGGACAACAGCAATACCCGGTTGGGTATTGGGACAGCGTCGCCTGCTCAAACGCTACATGTAAAAACAGCAACTGCTGCCACGCCTATTACGCTTGGTGTTTTGTCGAATGCCACAACGCTACCAGCGATTTCGTTTAACGGCGCATATGCGTCTACCACGATGGCTGGCACATACAGTCTTAGCAGCAGTCTCTATACGACTGTGCCAAGTGGTGCGGCTCAGTATTTTTCAGTCGCAGACAGTATTAAATTGACCCTCGACGCCTCCGGCAACCTCGGTCTGGGGGTTACGCCGAGTGCTTGGCAATCTTCATCTAAGGCGTATGAATTGGGTTCCGCCGGGACAAGCCAAGCCTCGTGGCAAATCACAAGTAGCGGGTATATGGATATTTCCCGAAATGCCTATGTTGCCTCTGGAGGAACGGCAACCTATAAATACAACGGTTATGCGCAGCAGTATCGTCAAGACCCTAACGGTATACATTCTTGGAGCGTAGCCCCCTCTGGCACCGCAGGAAACGCCATCAGTTTCACGCAGGCGATGACACTGCATGCTTCTGGTGGCTTGTCTTTGGGTAAT